ATGGGCGATTGTCTTCTTGTTCCCCTGGCCGTCGATGACCTGGGGATCTCCAGTGATCGGATCGAGCACTTCGACAACAAACCTGTCGCCGTCCTTCCTGACCCTCGTTCGCTTCTCGACAATCGACATCAGAAGGGCGGGCGATCCCTTGGCTTCGGCAATCGCTCGGATCGCTTCGGAGTCACGAACTTGCCGCGTCAGCGCATCGAGGTATTCGCCCGATGTGCGCGTGGCCGTTTCGAGCTCCGTCTTGTGAGCCGTCTTCAGCCTCGTGACCTCGGCCTCGATCTTCGCAGCCGCGATTTTGTCGGCCTCCTTCGTCGGGTCCAGCGCCTCAAGCTCCTTGACACGCTCGAGCGCACGACGCGCGGCAGATGGATCGAGGTCTCCCAGCGACTCGCGCAACGTGCGAAGCTCCTCGGTCTTCCGTCCGAGAGCACTCTTCAGTCCACCCACATCTTCCAGCGCCCAGCCGCCGGAAGCGTCCACGTCGAGAACGTGCTTTCCGTCTCGTTCGACATAGAGAGGCCGCAGGTTCTCATCAATCGTTCCGATGTCTTCGACAACGGGCTTCAGTCCCATCTTTTCGGTTCCCTTCGCTAGCCGTACTCGACGGCCGTGCGTTCAGCAGGCATCGCCTACTGGAAAGCCTCGGGCTCCCTTGCCCGAAGCTCGTCAAGCGTGAGAACTCGCCCACGCATGTCGGTGAAATCGCGCACGGTGAACGTGCCCCTGCGGAACTCCACCGCCCGGGCCTTCCCGAGCGCTTCGTTCTGCACCGGCACCGGCTGGCCCTCCAGCCACTCCTGCGCGGTCAACTCCTTCGCTACCGGAACCCCGAGAATCACCGGGGCCGTCGTGCAGCGGCATTTCATGTGCGCCGGAGGCCGCGGACCCTCCCCCAAGGGAAAGCGCTGCCCGTCCAGCCCCAGACACTCCAGGCACGTCCGGCTATCGAGCGTGGCGACCCACTGGACGCCCGCTACGCGCCTCTGGTTGGCCTCGAAGGCCAACTCCCGGGCCTGCGCCGAGGTGTGGGCAATCGCGGCGATCAGGAGCGCCAGGAGGCCCGTGCGGCTCTTCTCGAACACGCCTCGGCCGGCCTGACCGCCACCCAGAAGGCCCGCCAGGATCTCCTCGTCGGAATCCCCACGGGAGACCCCGAGCAGCACCGTTCGCTCGGAGTCCCGCACGAGGCTCGCGGTCGCCGTCTCGAAGTGGTCGGCAAGCCCGGCCCCCTCAAACGTCCGGGCCTGCACCTCATCGGAAACCCCGGTGGGCTCCACGAGCGAGGCCCGAATCCGAGCCCGGTCGGCCTCCCGGCCCAGCGCCAGCGCAATCGCGAGGCTCCCGACCGCGTGGTCGGCCTCCTGGGTAGAGAGCGAGCGGAGGTCGTTTCGGAGTGTGGCGGACGCCTCGCGAATCGCGCGCCCGGCTCGCTCTCGAATCAGCTTCCGCATCGTGCGGAGCGCTGCACTGTTCCGGTAGGCTCGCCCGAGGCCGCGGCGTTGCGTTCCGCGCAGTCCCAGACGAATGATGCGCTCGATCTCCGGGTAGAGCCGCGCGTCGATCGACGCCAGCAGCTTTACCGCTTCCCGGTTCTTGTACCCCTCGAGAAAGAGCGCGTGAAGGACGGCCCTATCAAGCGCTAGCTCGTTAGGTGTCTTCCGGTCGGTCCGGTGCTGATTCCGGTGGGCCACTGTCGGATTCGATTGGCTCAGGCGGTCCGAAGTCGAGTCGGTCGAGCTCGTTCTGCTTCGCTAGGCGCTCGCGCTCAAGTTTCGGATCGAAGTCGTCCGAGAGGGCACCACGTCGTCTCAACTCCTCCCAGCCCGTCTCGAACGAGAGCTGCCCGAGCGCCATCATCTCGCGAATCTCTTGGCTGTTGTGCCCGTCGAGCGTCGCGAAGTCGTCGGAGATATTGACCTTCGTGTCGCCGATCTTCTCGTTCATGTACTCCGCGGAGAGCTTCATCGCCTCCAGCAACGAGTTTTCACCGCCGCGCACGATCTGGAGCAGGCTCGCGTGGGTATCGACGTTGTTCGAGACGATCTCGGTCGCGGTCCGGTCGCCCGGAGACGGCAGCAGCGGGCGCATCTTCATCGCCTTCATCTGCTCTTCGAGGTCTTTCAAGTCCTGCCGGCCCGCGTCGAGCGCATTCCCAGGACTCTCTTCAAAAGAGAATCGCGCGGCTGGTTCTCCTGAGCGAATACCCTTGTTCCCGATCTCCAGCATCGACGGGATCTCATCCTCGGTGAAGCCACTCGCTACCGGAACGCTGATCCGAGCCGTGTCGAGATAGGTGCGCTGCTGGCTGTAGCTCTGCCAGTGAGCGAGGTTCAGCCACGCAAGGTCTTCCAGAACCGGGAGCCCGGTCATGAAACCAGTGCGCTTCGCGTAGAACGTGACGAGCGGAATCCGCTTCGGTCCGACTACCAGACCGTCGGCAACGAGTGCGTACTCGCCACCCGAGTCGGACTCGCTCTCTCGGACTCGCGAATGCACCTCCCACGCAATGCCGCCCGGAACGACCGTCATCACACGGATTCGATCGACGCACTGCTCGCCGTAGGTACCGCTCTGCTCGGTAGACGACTCGTGAATCCGTATCTGGGTCAGGATGTCACTCCCACCCATTCGCTGCGTGCGCCAGCCGATCAGGTTCGGAGCCGGAACCATCACCCAGAACGGGCGCAAGCCAAGCTCTCGCTCCTCCGCAAGCGTGATCTCGTTCGTCACCACCGGGAAGTCCACCAGAATGTGAACGAGTCCGTGGTGAAGCGCACTCCACAGGAGGTCGTGAGCAAACTGCGTAAGCGTCCGGCCTTCCAGGTCTACGTTCTCCGATAGATCGCGCAGCCGATCGGGTGTCGCGTCCGAGAGCGTGACCGGCTTCTGGAAGGGCTTTGCCGCGATCGAATTCACCGCATCGCGATAGGCGTTCAGCAGGAACGAGCGGCCCCGTCTGCGGGTGTAGGCTGCATCGCCCTCGATCTGGCCTTGCGGCAGATAGTACGGGTACTCCCGCATCGCGAGCGTGCCGCCCACCAACGCCTGCGGCAAATCCCAATGCGAGGCCATCCACTCCCACGCAAGGTTGGGGCTGTCGATCGAATCCTGACCCGAAGTGCTGAAGATCGTGTGCCGCGGGCTCGACGGCTTGTCCCAGACCTTCGTGGCGTGGCTCAATTCCAGCTCCGCACGTCGCCCATTTCAGTGTGAATGGCCGCCTTCCAGCGGGCGATGTTCTCGTTCACCCTCTCCATCTGCTCCTTCACCCTCTGCGTCTGCTCCTCTTGGAACGCGAGAATCCTCGCCTCCTCCTGATCCCGATACTCGACCATCGCGCGCTTCACGCAGTCGGTGAGAAACCGGCCCAGGGGCCGGGTCAGGTGGCTGAATAGCATTCTCATACCGGCTCCCATGTGCTGACGGTCACCCTCTCGCCCGTCTCGCCCAGCGCGTAGCGGGCCGCATCGGCCCCGTGGTCGGGACCGCGTGAATCCACGTCATCGGCTCTCTTCGGATCTCGGGACAGGTACGGCACCGTCTCCCAGAAATACTTGCAGCGGAGCGAGACGTAGAGGCCCGGCACGTCGGGCTTCCCCGCGTCCTGCAAGAGCCGCCGCATCACCTGCCACCCGTCCACACGCCGCGTCTTGTGCGCCCGGCTCCAGTAGACACGCTCCCGCTGGAACTCGCTCGCGATGCTCCCGGCCCCGTGTCCGTGGCGCTGGAAGATCGCGTCGTCCGCAACCCCGTAGGCTTGAATGTTCCACGTGGAACACAAGTCGCGGACTGCCTCCGCGAGTGTCGGAATCGTCCAGTCGAGTCCGTTCGTCAGCGACCCGGGCTCGTTCGTCGCCAGCTCGTCCAGCAGCAGGAACGAGCCACGCGGGTAGTACCTTTCGTCAGGCCCCGCCGCACCCTGGGACCGGCCTACCACATAGGTCACGCTCGGAGCGCTCGACCCGTAGTCGTGAGCCAGGAAGAAGCGCCACGGATCGCGAGCAGCCTTGTGGAAGCCCGGCGAGAACAGCTCCGGGTCGAGACCCGAACGCTGCTCCGAGAGCACGCTCGCGAAGAAGGCACCCCGGGCCACGTTCCAGTCCCCATCGAGCCACGCCCGCAGCAGCTCCGGGTCAGACGGGCACGAAGCCTCTAGCTGCCTCCGGTACGCATCCTGGTCGATGTGCGGGTTGTCCCGGTAGGTGCTTGGGGCGTAGACCCACTGGCCCTTACTCTTCTGCTCATCGAACGGTGCCCAGCGCGGCGCAGCCGTCGAGACGAACCGCTGAGAGAGCCAGTGGTGCCCGGGATCGCCCGGGTTCGCCGCCATCACCATGCGGATCGGCACGCCCACCGTGGAGCGCAGATTCGAGCGAAGCCGGTCCAGAAGCGTCGGGGTCGCGTAGTGGCCGGCCTCGTCGATCATCAGGAGCGAGAAGCTGCGGCCCTGATACTTGATGTAGTCCTTCTCGGACTCGAGCTGGCCGAGCTCGAAGTAGGCCCCACCCGGCAGCCTCCAGACGTGATCCGCGGAGTTGAAGCTGGCGTCGTTTCCGTAGACGCCGCCGAAGATTTCGCGCGTGATCTGCTCGAAGTCCGACAGCCCCTTGTAGGTCTGCCGCAGGTAGAGGATGCGAGCGCGATCCCGGTACTGCTCCGCATGTCTCAGCGCCAGCAGGGCTAGCGCGTAGGATTTCGACCCACCACGACCACCGCCCAGGAACAGATCGAACACCTCCGGCACCTGTAGGACTCTCTTGTGAAAGTCACTCAGCGTCGCGGTTTCGGTCATCCTCTGTCGGGGCGTCTTCGCCCGCGTTCTGCTTGAGTAGCTTCGGGTGGACCTGCCGGATCTGGTTGTACTGGTCCGCACTGAGCGCGGCCGGCAGCTCGATCGCGATCTTCACCCGATGGTTGTGCTCCACCTCAACCTGCGAGTTGTCCCGGTAGTTGTGGCGGGCCTTCAGCAAGAAGATCGCGGCGGTAACGGATTCCTTGCCACGTCCGTTGACGGCCGTATCGAAGAGCTTGCCGCGTAGCGCGCTGTGCTCGACCGAGCGGCCCTCTTCCCACGCCTCCGCAGCCCGCTCGTCCTCACGGCGGATACGGAACCATGTGTCCCTGCTCATGTTGAGCGCGCGGGCGATGTCTACTTCGCGAACGCCGCGCTCGGCCAATTCTCGGATGATCGGAAGGTGCTTCGGGAGTACCTTCTTCCGGCGGTCGCCAGCCATCAGTAGTACCTAGAGGTACAGGCCGACGCCGCTGCGGATGAATGCGGGCGTCTCGCCGTTGATGTCTCCGCGCTCTTGGGACCAGACCGATTCCGCACTAGGAGTGACCCAGGTAACGGAGTCGTGGACAGCGGGCGGCATACACAGGTCGC